TGGCATCTGCAGGACAACCACCTAATAAGTGTGTTGAAAATACACAGCCACCTCGTGGATAATCAATATAGGAAGTAAGTTGAGGCGCACCACCTCCACCTACAGGCATGCGTATTGTGATAGGTCCGATGTGCATACCCAGCGGAACAATTATTTTACAATAAAAATCTTTTAAAGTTAAATTATTTATATATTGATAATTGCCTCCTAGAATAATATACAAAATAATATGATATACTCGAATATCCACAATGGCAATTCTGTAATGAATAAAATACGGTGATATATTGTACATAAAAGATTCAATATCATCTTGATTGCGCATAATCGAACCTAGAGCCATAGCAACACGCTCTTCTATGCTTTCCTCATCAGATAATGAGTTCAAAATTGCTAAAAAATCGCCATATGTAGATGATAGTCTTCTGGATTCAATCAAACGGGGGGGTGGTTCTTTAAAGCGCTTACGTCGCGTCAGGCGTGCTTTTTTGGGCGGCAAATAGGAGAGTTTAATTCCTTTGGCTGCGGCGTCACGTTTTGCTGATTGTTTTGTTCTTGCACCACCCCGCGCACGCTGCGGAGGTCGCGCACCCTGTATCAAACTAATAAAATCACGTCTTCCCTTCCCCCTTTGAAATATTATATCAACCGGTCTAAGATCTCCTCCACCTGCAGGTGGAGTAGCCACTGTTTGATCACTATTTATAAAAAGTCTAAATGTATTTCTTAAAACCGGATTATACGCTCTCGGTGACAACAGGGGTAACGCCATGAGTTCTGTCATTTTTTCTAAGAGTTCTGCATGTTCTTTTGCTCCTTGAAAAACAATTACCATCCCATTTATTATGCCAGTGGCCTTTTCTATATTTTCTTTGATTTCTGTCAAAAATGCGCACAATTCAGAAGGATCCACAACCTCTTTAAATTCAGTCGCACTAATATAAATTTTTCGATTGGTCAATATTTGATTAATTCTGACAGTTATAGACTTATTATTTTTCAAGCACTCCTCTTTGTGCATATTAAACTCACGTCTTAATCGATCTTCTTCAGTAAATAACCTATTTTGACGCAGGACTATTTGCAAAACACCATCTATTTTAGTTAATTGTTGGCTTACTCCCATATAATTTCGATTGTTACTGTAATGTAAAAAGCGGGCTGCATAGACTGCATCGCCTGTAAATGTTAATCCTAAAAACTTGGATTGTTCTTGATTATTTTCTTGATTATTTGACAAACTGTTATATTTACATAATGCAAACAGGACTGCCAAAACAAGAAGCAATAGATCACCAATTTCTTTGCATATCATCCACATTTTTATTATGGCTACATTTATAGGTGTTTGGTTTCCTAAAAGTGACGCAATTGCCGCATTTTTCACTGCATTTCCTGCAAAGAAGTCTGTATTAACTATATCTGGTGGTGAAACAGGGTTGCCACCTATTATGAATGTGATAGCACGTGACCCCGCAACTTTCGTCAAACTTGCATCATTATTTCGTTCTTCTACGAGTCTCCATTGAGACTGGTTATCATTATAATTCAGTTCTATTTTTAATGTGTTACCTACAGTGAATTTCAATGTAACACTCAAACCAGTGAATCCACCGACCAATTTCATTATATCTTGATCAAAATCAATTTTACACTGTTGAGATGGAAAGATTTTAAGGCTTTGTTGGGGAGGTGCACCTCCACCTCCACCTCCACCTTTACCATGCGCCCTTACTCTCGGACCCTTACCACCTGGCCCTTCATCATAGGCATTCATTAAAAGTAAAATATAATCTCGCAGGGCTTTATTTATAAGATTAAATGGTGATTTACCAGAATCATGTGAAACATCGACGTTCATATTATATAAATAATCATCTAATGGCAAAGACCTATCATAGTTACTGTCAAGAGGAGCAGTGTCTGCATCACCTTTTGGTAACTTATAACACGGCACTGTTTGATTTGTAAGATTGAGATTATCATATTGTCCAGTTTCATACATGTGCAATTCTGACATATGCCCCCTAGGCCTATAGCCTGGTTGTAAAAACAGCATTTCATGACGTATTCTTGCTAGATCATTATTACTCGCAAGACCCTCGGCAGTTGCCCCTAGATCTTTTCTGATATCTGCATTCGTAATTATAGCCTGATTTTGTGCAAACGCGTCAAAGTGCGATGGGCCTCTAATATGACTTATAAAATATTGTTTAGTTATATTACAACAACTATGCGCACCAGTTATTAGAGGAGGAGGAGGTGCCTCTTTTGCCATATAGCGCCTATCTATATCGCATTGATTTATTAAATCAATACAATATACGACTTTAGAGTTGAATCCTATATACTTATGTATATGCCCCACATGTGTTATCGACATCACACTCCGCTGCACAATACACATAGTCCACGATTTTACCCTCTACTCTCTTGGGGCAGTATTGCCCTCCACCGTGCTGTTTCACGCTTCGGCCTAGCCCACGTAGAGTCCTCGTGGACCGCTTTTTTGTTTTCTTTGACTTCTTATTTCGACGCCGTAGGCTCCTTCTTCGGCGCCCGCCCACAAATTTTCTCAGCGATTCTAAGGTGCCTTTTCTATTATCACTACCATCTACAGGTGTATTGAGCGATTTCAATCGACGTTTGATTTCACTATAATTTGTGTCATCACCACCATCGACAGTGAACCCCTGCTCACCCTTCTTAGAGACAATGTCAAAGTAATTTTTAGGCGATATCTGTGATTTTATTACATGATCTGGCATATCATCAAACATATATGTGTTTGATGATAATTGTGTTTTATCATACGGTATGTTAGCGGTTCGCAGCATTAATTTTACATCTTCAAGGTGCTTTTCACCTTCCTTGCTAAATCTACCAGATGTATATCTTGACATATACGCATCGAATACAGGCCGGGCTTCTTCTTTTAAATATGGATTAAAGTTTGTTATATTATGTCGCTTCTTTAAATTGGACCTTATATGTAAATCAGATATACGATTATTTATTTCTGACATAACTGCCTGTATATAGCCTTCATCTCCATTATTTGTCAAGACAAGAATTGCAATGTTTCTACCTTGATTTCTAAGTCTAACTGCCGGTGAGATAACCTCTTCTAATAACCGAATATTCAACAAACTAGGTATCTTTGTATGATCACTCATAGCAACCCTATTATCTTTATTGGTATCAATAAGAGTCTGATCCATATCAAATACGAGAACAATCAGAGGAACACTACTCGACTCACTTACATTCGCACCACTTGGCTCTCCACCGCCTGGCTCTCCACCTACAGAAGCCATTCTAATATTCACCTCTGAATAAATGCCATCACCATTTCGTCCATCAGCCGCATCTTATCCTCTGACGAATCTGTCTTTGCACCCGTGACTATGGCGGCAGTCGACTTCTTGATACCCTTACTTCCCGAGATATCTTTCGGCATAATGCTATTCACTCTCGGCTTCACCAGAATCTCCTGAAAGAATCGCACGGACTGTTGCACAGCCCTGCTCATCACCGTCGGGTCTTTAATGAGCGGCTGCGCGGCCGGCACCTTCCACCGCGGGACTTCCGTTATAACCAAGATCATGAAAGCCAAGCACTCCTGTTTCTGTTTCGAACTCAGCCTCGGCTGCTTTCCTCTCCACAGATTCAAGAGTTCCTGGAATTCCTCGTGCATCCGCACTAGGCCGCGTCTCGCCAAATCCTTATAGGCCTCTGCCAATACTGCCGCTACGTAGAACCCCACCTCCGATTTGTCGACCTTCCCACCCCCGTTACCAGATCTGCGGCTTGTCGTGAGAGAGCCAAGACCCCCATTCCCTTTCCTCACACGCTTGTCTTCATCCAGAAGCCATTTCAACCAGAACAGCGCCCTCTCCACGTTCACTTCCTCGCACGCAAATAGCACTTGATTTCCTACGAACCGCAAAATGGGCTGATCATTCTGAGAATCCCAGACTTTATTTACAGCCTCCGTGTCCTTCGCCTTCGAAACAGACTGGAGCCACACCTTATCATGCGTCTCCTCAGGCACCTTCGGCCATGTCACCTTTCCCTGTCTGGGAAGAGTTTGAATGACGATAACCAACTCAGAGATACGGTGCTGGAACTCCGCCATCTTATAGACTTCTTCTATATCCAATGCGACCAAGGCATCCTCCAAGTCCTTCGTCCTCTGTTGCAAGTAGACGAAGACCCGGAGACTTGTCAGATGAACATGCTGGAATACGAATGACCAGATAAGGCGGATCCAGATCTCGAATCCTCCGCTACATATCAAATCGGCCGTATAGTGCAGGGCCTTCCCAGTTGCGGCTGGTCCCGATTGGCTCAGCACTTCTTGTAGTGACTTTACACAGTCACGTGCATCGTATCCGAATCTGGTTCTCACAATGGGCTTTTCTTGCCTTGTGACAACCTTAACCTTGTCGCGCTGGTCCATCTATCTATCTCGGCTATAGATGGCGTAATATATGAAAATCCGACGTCGGCGTCCATGTTGTGGGGAGTCTTTCCAGGCCGATAACTTCGAAGGCCCCGGGTATGACATTGGGGGACTTGTGGCAGAAAAGCAGTGAGCCCTTCGGCATCTCGGCTGCGAGTTTCCGGAATATGGTGTCTTGCACGTCAGTATCAAAAGACAGGTTGCTCATATATATGGCCCTGGCGTCCTTGTATTTAAATGCCGGGTTCATGAATGTGGCCTCGTAGAGTCGCACCTTGGTCCCGGCTGTCGGGATGGACTGCTTGAGTTTCGTCAGCGCCTGTTGGGCCAGATTTACACGTTCTGGTAAAACCTCTATGCCGACAGACTGCTCGAAGGGGCCGGCGAGAGCCATATAGAGGACTGCGCGGCCACGTCCGGATCCGAGGTCGTAGAAGCGACCCTTTGTATGCGGGGCAGCCTTTTCCGTGTATTCGACCATGAACTTCAGAGTCGGCCATTCCACCTCGCCGTAGGTGAGATTGTGTTGTCCGGCGGCCTTGGTTTGGGGGAGATTGCTATAAATGGGGGCTAGCACCGCTGATGCTGCGTCCACGTTCAGTTTGACGGGTGTCATGGCAGCACTTGATTTAAGTATGCGGCGAGTTCCACCTCTGGATCTCAGTTGTCTGCGGGTTGTGCTGGTCTGTTGCTCCATCCTGTTATGTGATATAATCGGCTAGCGCCTGTCTTTACGCATTTTACGCGACACACGCATTTTACGCGACACACGCATTTTACGCGACACACGCATTTTACGCGACACACGCATTTTACGCATTTTGCACCTAGTTCTAGCGCCTCCGAACATTTTCATCGAACAAGGGCATTCACCACCCGACTGTTTATTCTTACGCGTCTTTTGTAGCATTCTACTATTACGTATTATATTGTGTATAAATAGAATTATGGGTAACGTAAAAAGTGGTCCTGTTCCTGCTACTGGTGCTGCTACTGGTGCTGCTCCTGGTGTGCCTCCTGGTGCTGGTGTGCCTCCTGGTGTGCCTCCTGGTGCTGGTGTGCCTCCTGGTGCTGGTGTGCCTCCTGGTGCTGGTGTGCCTCCTGGTGCTGGTGCGCCTCCTGGACCCATTGGAACATTTCTTTCTTTTTTTGATCTATCTGCAGCCGCCCCTCCGAAAAATCCTAATAAAAAGGTGCCACCAATGACACATGTGGCACCAGCGGCTCCAGCGGTTCCGGTGACACAAGCGCCACAAGCGGCTCAAGTGCCTCCAGCGGCACAAATGCCGCAATCGGGCAGCGGTAAAAAGCGCAAGAATAAGTCCAAGTCCAAGAGCAAGAGCAAAAATAGGACAAAGACAAAGCGCCGTCGCGTATTTAGACCGCTGGGCATTTGAAACGGGCACTTTGCGGGGCGTTGCCCCGCAATTTGTGCCTTCAAATGACTCAGCGGCCGGCGGCCAACGGGCATTTTAAATGCCCGTTGGTCTAAAGCCTGATCCCTTGATGAGTAGATAAATGGCCACTCTCCTCTGGAAAACCCCCAATGATTACACCACAGCCATTCTCACAAAGTCAAATAATGAAATCTTGACACTCCGTGTCGGAGATTTCATTACATTCAAGGGCCGTCCCGACGGCGCGCGTATAGATGCGTTCTATCCAAAAGACTCCGATCCCCGCGGACCTATCTCTCTAGAATACCTTCCCTGGCGCCCCCAAGAACATCGCTGGGCCACCGTCGTCTTCGGAGTGCGGGGAAATCCGAGAAGGCTTATTGCATTCCCCGTAGGGGCTCCGCATTACGGAGAAAAAGTGGACTGGGACACCGTTGAGCATCTCAACAGCGGAATCTGCCCTCAATTTCAATCTTAGAGCAACTAAAAAATCTAACAGTTAAGTATAATGCACCACCCACTCATGTCAGTCTTCGTCGCCGTCCTCTTCTTTGTTCTAACCCCCGGTGTTCTTCTGAGCCTGCCCCCCGGCGGCTCGAAGTATCTCGTGGCCGCCGTTCACGCCGTTGTTTTCGCCGTGGTTCTTCATCTAGCATACAAGCCCATAATGAGTCAGTTTTACCCAGACCAGGCCAAGTAAACGATTTATTCCTCGTCACGCTCCGCCTGTAGACACTTCACCAACTCCCCAGTGACCTTCTCCCATGTGTATACGGCAACGGCCTCTTTCGCCTTGAGGCCATGCTTTACTTTTTTTCCAGTATCATTCAAATATTCTTCCATGGCCATACAGACATCATGCGGATCACAGACATGCGCCTCACCTCCTACCGGACTGTAGATGCTCGGCAAGTAATATGAATACTTCGGCTTCACAACCATCGAGTTCTCGGCCTTACAATACTCCTTATATCCACCAACGTCCGGCACTACCTGTGGGACACCCACACCCATCTGCTCGAATGTGCAAAGGCCCCAGCCCTCCCCCTCTGCCGTGGAAATACCTATGTCCGCTATGTTATATAAAATATTGATGTCCTCGTCTTTGAAGACCATGTCCTGAGACGAGATCATCAAACGACTACCGAATTGCTCGATCGGCACAGATCGCTTCTTGAGTTCCCTAACAAAGATCTCAAATAGCCACCACCCACCCCTTTCACCCTTGTCACAGATGCACAGGAGCAGAATGGGTTTGTTGGGATACTTCACAAGAAGTTCCACGAATGCCATAATCAAAATGTCGTAGCGCTTCCGCGGCTGATTACGATTGAGACTCATGATCACAAAGGCATCATCAGGCAACTTCATACTCTTTCTAGCAAGTTCCTTCGGCATACTGAAAAAGGTCTTAGGATCGAAGCCGTGGCCGAGAACAGACAGTGGCCGGGTAACACCCTGCTCCTTCAATTGCTTTTTCCAGTGCGACGTGAATGCGAAGACGCGGTCGGCGTCGCGATTCAGAACATCGATCATCCCCTGCACCTGGCAATCATATACTTGATCGCAGTAGACCCAGATCTTGAAATCTCGCTGGATTCCCGACTTCCGAATCTCCTCGAGAAAGCGCGTCACGACCGCCATGTCATTGTATAACATGACGACATGAGGTCTGGTCTTTCTGATCGTGTCTACGAGGCCCTGGTATCCGAAGCCCTGTTGCGGCGGCTGCTCGAGAGCCGCTGCGTCGATCACCTTGACATTGGATGGATACACGCGAAAATCGGGAGGAGTCTGGGGATGCCGCTGGAATCCGAAATGCGTCACCTCGAGCCAGGCATGTTTGCTCAATTGCTCAAGGATACCATATGAGACCTTGGCGTAGCCCGTGAATTGCTGGGCGTGTGTGCTGACTAGGAGGAAACGGGTTCTAGGTCCCGAAGGGGCCACAGGTCCCGAAGGGGCCACTGGTCCCGAAGGGGCCACTGGTCCCGATGGGGCCACAGGTCCCGATGGGGCCACAGGTCCCGAAGGGGCCACAGGTCCCGATGGTAAAGACGCAGAGGCCGAAGGTGCCACAGATATGATCGAAGCCGATCCCACCGACGGCTCCGTAGTAACCGCCAGCGTCTCTTGAATAGATCTAAGATAGGACGGAAGTTCCATACTATCTTAGATACATCGACACAGATTTAGACCACCAATTCAGCCCAGGTGAGTCCTCTCACTCCAGGTGAGTTATCTCGAAAGTCAGGCAATAGTCGCGCATATTCAGATTCATCGGCCTCCCGAATTCGTCGCGCACGCTTATCATCAGATTGGACATACGGGAGATCGGTGCCGGAATAGATTCGAATATGGAATGGTCCGTTTCCTTATTGAGAAGCGTATAGTCGCTAGCCCCGTTCTCAATATAGAAGATATGGAAGCAGTCACGCCGACCCACGCTGCACTCGATCCTATCAAGATTCCGCCCATCCGTCTCGATATGCAAATAGATGCGGCTGAGAAAGTTGTTCAGATCCATCGGAAGAACTCCAATGAGCCTATAGGGTTTATTGGGTATCGAGAACGGCTTGCCCTCCGAATAATCGACTCCAGCCCGATAGTCGTCGAATCCGAACCCCAGAAGTCTCGCCGGCGTGTTAATAGACATATAGGCAAGTGTGTTCAGATCGAGTTCATCAGCGAAATCACCAGAAAAAAACCTGAGTGCGAAGCCACAATGAGTGCCGTCAATCTGCAGAAATCTCGTCTGACGCCCGTTGACCACCTTCCTCGAGACCGTATAGACATTCTTTACACCTGGTATTGCATTCAGTCGGGCCTGAAGTTCCAGCAGAATCTGATCCTCCGTATAAAAGCCGGGGGTCAATGTAAGCGTCGCCGTGATTTCTGGAGCCCCGTATGGCGCGGCTTCTTCATAAAACGTGAATGAGCCCCAGTCTTTCTGGATATTATAGATATAGGAAGGTATCGTACCGTTTGTCAATTCGACGCTCATGACATTCGTGAGAGGGCGTCTTAATGTGTAACGGAAATTGTTGGAATTCGGATAATTCATGCAATTTCTGTCACGACTGTTGACGGCAATAGTGGTGCGCCGCACAGCCTTCTTAATGCGGCTCTGATCCTTCATCAGAACGTGTTGACCGGAACTTGTTGGCGCTTCCGTTGAAGTATATTCCGCCATTACCCTACTATATTGTATCAGAAGGATATTTGCCAATTAAGAACGCTGCTATACGGTCGATTGCCGCTCCGATAGTGGTTGGAGCCGGATTTGTCCAATTACCTGAGACACTAGGAGTATAATTAGTATTACCTGCAGGACCAGTATCGCCAGTGACACCAGTATCGCCGGTAGCACCAGTATCGCCGGTAGCACCAGTAGCACCCGTATCGCCAGTAGCGCCAGTAGCACCCGTGTCTTTAGTATCACCAGGAGGGCCGGTAGCACCAGTAGCGCCGGTAGCACCAGTATCGCCAGTAGCGCCAGTCACACCAGTATCACCAGTATCACCACTAGCACCGGTATCGCCAGTTTGACCAATTATACTAGAAAGAAATAATGTCCACCACCCACCAGATGTAGTTGATCCTGCCGAGGGACTTAAAGGAGAAAGTCCTGCTATAGAATTTGGTCCAGTAAATATATACTGATTATTATCAGAGGTTCCCCCACCCAGGATGGATTGTTCTGAATTGTTGTTTAAAATA